CACTATTCGCTGTGGCGACTCGGGAGCTTCGACAATACGACCGGCAAGATAGTTGACGAAAATAACGAATGCCTTTGGCAAGCGGTCGAAGCAATCTCACAATCACAAGCAATTATGACTCCTTCTAATAGTGGCGACGGCCATCTTCAAACCGACATATCGTTCGGGGGTACGGAATAATGCGTTCGCAACATAACTTCTCGCAAACACCGAGCGTGCGAGTTCCACGCTCAACATTTAATCTGTCTCATGGACACAAAACGGCATTCGATGCAGACGTACTTGTACCAATCTGTCAACCAATCGATGTGGTACCTGGTTCAACATTCAACGTCAAAACATCGTTCTTCATGCGGCTAGCAACGCCAATCGAGCCAATTCTCGATAACCTGCATTTCGATACTTTCGCGTTCTTCGTGCCTTATCGCACGATATGGATTAACCATGAAAAATTCCACGGCGCCCAGGACGATCCGGATGACTCAATCTCTTTCACGATACCCGTCATAGACGGCAATTCCGCATCGAACCGCACTCAATTAGGCGGACTCTGGGATCACTTTGGATTACCGCCGTTAGCAATACCTGACGATGTACCAGTCTCCGCATTGCCTTTTAGGGCAATGACAAAAATATGGAATGACTGGTTTAGGTCCGCAACACTGCAGGACACGATCGTCGTAAACACCGGTAACGGGCCCGACACAATTCAAACTACGGGTATAGCCGGCACGCAACAGTCGGCGCTTTTCACACGGGGAAAGCGTTTCGACTATTTCACTAGCTGTCTGCCGGCGCCCCAACGCGGTACGGCGGTTAGCCTGCCGCTTGGCAGTAAAGCGACAATATTCTCTGATGAAGCGACCGATGGCTCTTTGAGCATCTGGTCAACAGTGAATTCAGATGAACGTTATCTCGATGCGAGCACAACGTTCTTAACATTGGACGCAACCGGGCCCACCGGAAAAATGCTATATGCCGACCTTACTGGTGCGACTTCCGCAACGGTCAATGACGTTCGGCTTGCATTTGCCACTCAACACATACTAGAGCGCGATGCGCGCTCGGGAACTCGCTATGTCGAGGCGTTAAAAGCCAGATGGGGAGTTACCTCCCCCGACTTCCGCCTTCAACGGGCCGAATATCTCGGCGGCGGATCGACAGCAATTAACATTAACCCGGTTCAACAAAACACCGCCGCGTCAACACCAACTACACCGGCAGCCCAGGATAAATTGGGCAACCTGGGCGGCATCGGTACTGCCAATGGCACTCACTCTTGGTCTAAATCATTCGTCGAACACGGCGTAATAATAATTCTCGGCAATCTTCGCGGCGACATTTCCTACTCGCAAGGCGTTGACCGCATGTGGAGCAAATCCACGCGGTACGACTTTGTGTATCCGGAAATGGCAAACATCGGCGAACAAGCCGTATTAAATTCAGAAATCTGGATCACCGGGACTGGCACTCCCGCAACTGACGACTTGGTTTTCGGCTATACCGGACGGTATGACGAACACCGATATATGTCGTCAAAACTTACTAACATCATGCGCCCGGCAACTAGCGGCGGAGTCGATACCAGCGGCACGCTGGCCTCCTGGCATTTGTCAGAGGACTTCGCAACCTTGCCGGCATTGGGTAACACGTTTATCCGCGCGAACACATCAATACCACTCGATCGCGCAATTGCGATCTCAACGGAACCGCATATGATTGCGGACTTCTACCACCACATAAAAGCAGCTCTGCCGTTACCGACGTACGGCGTTCCTGGCTTGACTCGCCTGTAATGGCGGTCGCCGCAATAGCATCCGCGTTAATTGGCGGAATCTTTTCCGCCCGCGGACAATCAAAGGCAAATAAAGCTAATGAACGAATCGCAAGGGAAAACCGCGCGTTCCAAGAACGCATGTCGTCCACTGCAATACAGAGACGCATGCAAGACCTTAAGAAAGCTGGACTCAATCCTATTCTCGCCGGTCGTTACGATGCTTCCACCCCAGGCGGAGCCATGGCGACGATGGGAAATGTTGGCGCCGCCGGCGTCGAAGGCGCCGAAAAAGGAGCCAACACAGCTAAATCTGTTTCACAAAGCAAAATGATAAAAGTGCAAACAGAGAACATCGCTGCAGACACTTCTTTAAAAATGGCGACAGCCGAAACTCAACAATCTCTTGATGCTCTATATCAAGTACAAGCAAATATAGGTCATGCAAATCTACCAACGGTTACAACGGGCCAACAAACCGCGATTCATCATCGCGATAAAGCAAAATTCGAGGCCCAAATCACTCAACTAAAAATCCCCGGTGTGCAAACACAGGAAGCGTTCTACGCCTGGATCAATGGAGCTGAGGCGGCGGAGCTCGCCGTAGCATCCGGCAAAGCCGGTCCGTTAGTACTCCAGGCAATACGCGCATACCTAGCAATCAACAAAGGAAAAAACTAATGTCGTTACTAATCGCGAAACTAGCTGCCGAAAAACCCGGAAAAAGATCTCCGGCTCAATTACTGGCACTCGTCCCGCCTCTCGTCTATGACGATGGGCGAACTAAACAATCATTCAAGGACGAAACCGACATCAACAAAATTATGGCCCGGTTCGACGTAACCGGGACCATCTCCCATCTTTCAAAATATGAAGGCGTTTACGCCGACTTTTCCGACTTCGACTTTCATAATCAGTCGAACATGCTCGCTCGTGGCCGGGAAATATTTGACGACCTTCCCGCAGAAATGCGGAAAGAGTTCGGGCAATCTCCGGCAGCGTTCTTCGAATATGTCAACGACCCGAAAAACGCCGACGACCTACGGAAAAAATTACCTGGGCTAGCAGCCCCAGGACAACAACTACCGCGGACGGCAGGACCGGACGCGGACCTAGAAAAGGCGGATACCGCCGCAAACGAGCAGAAGGCGAGTGAAAAACCATTAAAAACACCGGCGAAGCCGGACCCACCCCCTCTTGCAGGCCCGCAAGTCCTGCCAAACAAATAAACGAGGCCCCGCAAGGGGCCTCACTCGTACAGTTCTACTAGACACTGTACTGGCGCACTGGGACACCCTGTGCGCCATAAAAAAACCATCTCGGGAATACCTCCCCAGAGATGCACAAAAAATCAATAAAATGAGCAACGGCAGCACCGAAGCATCAGCGAAGCGCAGCGAAGCATAGCGAAGGCGGCTGCCAAGCGAATAAACCAGGGGCCCTTGGGCCCCGCAACTGAGGGCCGAAGGCCCGAAAAAACAATAAAAAACAACAAGATACAAAAATCATGGGAACCATGATAGTATCTGGGTCAACGACGCATCGACCAATGGAAACGTGTCCATGAAATCAATAACCGCGGGAATCCTCTTTACCGCTCTTATGGGCTGCTCCGCCACCTCGCTGCAATGCGGGGTGGATGGAGACAGCTCATACGTCAATCTCAATACCACACCGAAAATCCTGTCTCAAAATGCCAGGAACATGGCAAGCCTTTGTGGCTTTGCCTACGAGGAACTCGATAATGCGCAGACGTAGAATGGGCCGTCGCCAATCTCGGCGGAACTTTAAACGGCACTCTGGCACACACCGGAAAAATTACTCAACTCCGAATCAACGCGGTGGCTACCGTCTTTAATGGCTTGCTATGCACCCCTGCAGGGCTATAAGGACATAACTACCGGTGGACTGGTCTTTGATAAAAAAAACGCTACGCAAAAAATGGAAGTGGCTTGCGGGCAGTGCTTTGGTTGTCGCGTGGATCACAGGCTCATGTGGTCTATCAGAATTATCCACGAAGCCTCCATGCACATGGATAGCTTCGGCAATTCATGGGCTACTCTTACCTACCGCGATCCCGAAGCCTGTACCGACCAACAATATAAAAACGGCCACTTCATCCCAGCAGATTACTCCCTCAAACCTTCGCACATGTCAGATTTTGTTCGCTCTTTACGCCGAGGAAATCGAGACCATAAAATCCGTTATTTCTACTGCGGCGAATATGGCGACGAAAATCACAGACCTCACTATCACATCTGCATCTTCAATCACTCCTTCAGCGATCAATACCTCTGGAAAGACGATGAAGGGTTCTACACCTATAGCTCGGTCGAGCTCAACTCACACTGGCCTTACGGCTTTACCACCGTGGCCCCACTCAATTTACGGACAGCTGCTTACACCGCTGGCTACGCACTTAAAAAAATCACTGGCAAACGTGCCCAGGAACACTACTTACGATGCGACGAACACGGCGAAGCCTATTGGCTTATGCCGGAATACATTCGAATGTCAACAGGCCGCGGGAAACCAAGCGGACTAGGCGCATCCTTCTATGAAAAATTCAAAACAGACATCTTTCCTTCGGACACATCGCCTGTGCCGGGACACGGAACGCGTCAGCTCGTACCCAGGTACTACCAAAACATCCTGGCTGAGGAAAGCCCGGCGATGCTCGAGGAAATTAAAGAACTCAGAAAAGAGTTCATCACTACGCATGCGGCAGACTTCACCCCGGAGCGACTCCGGGATAAATATGTCTGCGCACGCGCAAAAGAAAGTCAACTAAAGAGGAACCTCTAATGAAAGTACAAGTGTACGCAATCTTTGACAGCTGCTCGGGTATCTACGAGAAGCCTTTCTTTCATACGGCCGACGACGTAGTCCGCCGCGAATTTCAAGACGTGGCAACGGCGGCCGATCATCCAATCAATAAACATCCCGAGCACTATTCGCTGTGGCGACTCGGGAGCTTCGACAATACGACCGGCAAGATAGTTGACGAAAATAACGAATGCCTTTGGCAAGCGGTCGAAGCAATCTCACAATCACAAGCAATTATGACTCCTTCTAATAGTGGCGACGGCCAT